CCGCAGGTGAGATGATCATTGGTTTTAAGCCAAGCTGTTGTCTTCTCGGTCTTATGTGAACACAAGGGACAAGCAACCCCGATTTTTTGATCTTCAAACACGAAAAACCCCTCGGTAATTCAGCATACGCTAATTTAAACGACTACAACGTTTTCAGTAGTCGCTCCACTCTGCAGGGTAATTTTTCTGTGGGGATGTTCGTTGTCTGTGAGAGATCGGCTATTTGATAATCACACCCCCACGACGAAAGCCAAGTATAGGCTCCACGCCAGTGTTAACAGGAAGATTCCGACCAAAATTTTTGTGACTGTCTCTGGAGCCATTTCCAATAACCGCTAGAAACTACTTCATAGGCGGTATGATATGAGAACTGGTCTCCATTTTTGCAAGAACTAAGGAAAATTACTTGCCGCAACGCTGCGGGAACAGTTTCACATCAAACTGCCGCGCACCAACCATCTGCCTCTTTTGAGGTGCCGTTACAATCACTGCTCTAATAGAGCACGGTCCAGCGATGACCTGGTATTGATCGCGCTTCTGATAAATCACTTTCGTAATAGGATGAGCGGGAACTTGCTCCGCAACGGCTTCAATGATCGCCGTTAGCTCTTTTGCCCTTTGGTAATTTGGAGCAAGCGCGGCATGCGAAGCGGTCGATAAACCGACTAGACTCATGGTGCCAATTAAAGCGGTTTTCACATACATCTTCATCTCCTTGTTGGGCTTCACTTGGGCAGACAAAACAATATAATTGACGCCAATTAAATTATACAAAAGCGGATTGGCAAGAATAAGCATGTGCAAATAGGAGGCGATCAAAGGTCCATTTCGCTGCTTGGCAGCGCACTCCTTCCCAAAGTGCCAATTGGATTACGGGTAAAATGCTCTTTCGCCTGAAATGATCCTGTGTTCAGATACTGAATGGATTGTTATTTTCACGCAGGTCAATGCCCTTTATGCAGGCAAGGTTTACTCTACTTAGTCAAAAACCTTGCCGAAAACACCGTTTACGCTCATTGCGGTGAGTGTGAACAAGGTTTCGATACCCCTGACGATATCGGAAACAAGACTGGATATTTGACCCTCGACCTGGATTTCGAAGCTGAAGTGGCGACAGAGGAGGATGCTAAACGCAGCGTGTGGGCTAATTATGCGCTCTACACTGTTGAGAAGCATCATATTTAATTCGAGGCAAAGCCTCAACGGAATATGGGATCAGAAGGGCATCTATTTGCTTCGTGATCGGAAAACAGACCGTATTGTAATAAATAGAAATACTGCTGCGAATAAGCCCCAAAATTGGCCGCCGCCGGTGAGGTTGCTCCCATCTTCAGTCAAGCAGCTTGATGACGCTTCAGCGATACAGTCTCGCCAGCGCCAGTACCGCTCATAGTAAAGGTAGCCAAAGCCAAAACTGGCTAGAAGATAGCAGATGGTTTTCATGCAGGTGATATGGCCTGATACGTTTGCTAAGTAAAGAAGACCCGCCACGCTTCGGCGTACCCCGGTGGGTTACTAAATCAGAACGGCAGCACGGAAAGTAGACGTGCCAAGTATTGGGTAATCAGGTTGTACTCGAGAAGTTCGCGACAGACTGCGAAAGCCGGGGTAGCGTCCGGCCCGTTCTGATCAAAGCCAAAATCCGTAATGGATGCCAACTTGCCAGATTATGAAAATGATTGAAGCGAAGGCAGCGGTCTCTAACAGGTAGCGCATGTCGGAACTCCTCATAATGTCCGACACCCTGATTAAGCCTGAGATGGTTTCCGCACAAAGCACAGGTTTTAGCCCCGCCATTGAGCGGGGTTTTTCTATGTAGGGAGCGGGTATCGCCAACCGAGACAGCCTGTCGCTTGGAACGAGGGCAAGACCGGTAGAATCAATCAGAGGATCGAATATCCAATTAGGGCTTAGGCTTGCGTCTTCTCGAGTTGTTGAATGCCTCTCTCGCCCGTTTAGCGTCGGTCATCATCATCAGATGAGCCAACGCGCCAAAGTCGAGGCAACTGATTTCGAAATCAACCTCTGTTACTCCACCGCCCTTAGATGGAAGAGAAGCGCTTAAAATGAGAGCTTTAACATCATCAGATATGCTGTGTAAGCTTGAATAGGTAATACTGTGATGGATATTATCTGCCTTTACGTTGGACTTAGAAGTTTTCCCTCCGCGATAAACGCCAGATTTTGGAAACATCGTCATTACACACTCCTTCGAAAAAATCGAAAAACATTCATTATTTAGTTGAAGAGCGCAAGCTGAACGATCAAAGGGACCAACCGGCTCGAGCCAGCCCCATTAAAAAGAAGCAATACGAAAAGATGACCGCGCCTACGGCGACTCGATGCAACTTTTCACCAGTTTTGCGCTTTGTCACGGATATGTCGGTGTCAAATATGTAGGGGTAATCAAAGCGTTTCTGCTTTTCAGCATTGGCGTCGGCGTAATATGAATTCGTGAAATAAGCCAACCCTGAAGCGATAGCAGCTAGGGCGGCACCTACAGCGAAGAAAACGAGCCCCGCTTTAGCTGGTCCTATCAACGACATTCCGGCTCTTGTCGTGGTGCCAGAACTCAATGAGGCGAGAAACCCTAATACGGCGATACACGCGCCACCGTTTAAAAGCAATGCAGCGCGAAGGGCGTCCCTAGCGTTGTCCAGTGCGGCCTTCATTAAATCGTTCACGAGCTGATCTTGGCTGTCAAAGGCCTTCTTCGGCCAGTATTGTTTTTCGTCGCCCATGCCACACCCCTTTTACCCATCAGGAATACAACCGTGAGTCTCACCGCGAAACAAGAGCGATTTGTCGCTGAGTACCTTGTTGACCTGAATGCCACACAGGCGGCGATACGGGCCGGATACAGCGAGAAGACAGCAACAGAGCAAGGCTCGCGCCTGTTAACAAATGTTAAGGTGCAGGAGGCCATCGCAAAGGGCCAGAATAAGACCGCTGAAAAGCTCGAAATCACGAAGGACCGTATCGTTGAGGAATTGGCGAAGATCGGTTTCTCGAACATGCTCGACTACATGCGCGCAGGTAATGACGGCGACCCTTATCTCGATTTCTCGAACCTGACGCGTGAGCAGGCCGCAGCACTGGCAGAAGTTACAGTAGAAGATTTCAAAGACGGTCGCGGAGAGGATGCGCGAGACGTTCGCCGCATCAAGTTCAAGCTGCACGATAAGAAGGGCGCTTTGGTCGATTTGGCTAAGATGCTCGGCTTTATGGTTGAAAAGCACGAACACTCCGGCCCAGACGGCGCTCCAATACAGACAGAGACAAGAACATGGCGGGAAGTGCTGCGCAGCGAAAAGAGCTAGAAGCCGGTACATATCTCACCAACCCGCATCTCTATGACTTTTGGGAGCACGTTTTTCTTGGGAAGGCGGATATTGCTGTCCTTCACGGAGGGCGGTCTAGTTCCAAGACTAGAGATACAGCTTGCCAGCTTGTTCGATTGATCGATCATCTGCCGGTAAAGATGCGCGTTCTTTGCATCAGACGATTTCAAAACCGCATTCAGGAATCCGTTTATACTGAGCTGAAGTGGGCCATTAATCACCTTGGCCTGCAGGCTGCCTACGAGGTCCAGAAGACTACGATTATTCACAGGGCTACCGGCTCTGAGTTCATATTCTACGGGATTGAGCGCAATCTTGAAGACATCAAGGGAACGTCTGACGTTGATATCCTCTGGGTTGAGGAAGCTGAAAAGCTGACAGAGGATCAGTGGGTTGTTATCGGCCCGACGATACGCAAGGAAGACAGCCTTGCAATCCTTCTGTTCAACCCGAAATTCGTAACCGATTACGTGTGGAAGAACTTCGTCATTACTGAACAGCCTCACTCTGTTGTGAGGAAGATCGATTACACTGAAAACCCGTTCCTGTCGCAAAAGGCGCTGCGCGATATCGCTGCAATGCAGGAACGTAACCCGGAGATGTTTGAACATGTGTACGGTGGCGTACCGTTGGGAGATAGTGAGCTATCAATCTTCAAGCGCCGCTGGCTGAATGCATGTGTTGATGCCCATAAGCTTCTCAAACTCGACCTGACCGGGCGAAACATAATCGGGTTCGATCCGGCAGACGATGGCGAGGACAAGAGCGCCACTGCTGACAAAATCGAAGGCGTCTTTGTTGATGCTGATGATTGGACGTCAGGCAAGGATGAACTCGTCCAGAAGGCCAAGCGCGTCTGGGCAAAGGCAAAGCTGCTCGGTGCTACGGTGTCCTATGACACTATAGGTGTAGGTGCCTTTGTCGGCGGCTATATCGATGAGCAGAACAAGACTGACGGATCAAAGGTGGAGCATTTCGCATTTCATGCCGGTGGCGCTGTTATGGATGGCGATAAGCCGAGTGATCCTGCCAACAGCAACAGCCCGTTGAACAAAGACGAGTATCTGAACCTCAAGGCTCAGGCATGGGCGAATACTGCGCGCCGGGCAATGTTGACGTTCAACGCTGTCACGCGCGGGCAGTCAATCAAGCCCGAGGATGTGTTGTCGTTCTCGTCCGGAATGGGAAAGGCGAAGCTTGATGCGCTGTTCACTGAACTTTGCGTCCCTTGGTGGGTGGAAAGCGAAGGCAAGAAGCGCGTCGTTCCTAAGCTGAAGCTTAAGAAAGATTTGGGCGTCAAGTCTCACAACCTCGCTGACGCAGTTATTGCGGCGGACAATGTGAACATAGCCATCGAAGGCTACACCCTTGAACAGATGATGAAAGCTTACTCATGACCGAGACAAAACCCCGTGTTCGCGTCAACACCTCTGGCGTGATTACGGATGGATTTGCCAATTTCGTCACCGGTCTAGGGGGCGGGAATGCGAAAACATCCGCCCATACTTATGTGATCGATCATGATCAGGCCACGCTTGAGAATGCCTATCGTGTCTCGACATGGTTCGGGAAGATCGTTGACATCCCAGCTGATGATGCGACCCGTGAATGGCGCACATGGAAGGCTGAGAAGGCGGACATCGAGCTTATTGAAGCCGAGGAAAAGCGGCTACAGGTGCGCCAGAAGGTTCGGCAGGCTTTAATCTGGGCTCGTCTGTATGGCGGAGCTGTCATCGTTCCTATCGGACTGCCTGGTGTTAATAATCAGCCATTGAATGCTGATCGGATCGCTAAAGGATCGATCAAGGCGCTTACGGTGCTGAGCCGACACGAGATCACAGCACAGGACATGATCCGCGACCCGATGGACCCACTCTATGGTCATCCCCGGTCTTACACGATCAATTCTGGCAGCGGTCAGCAGGTGTCACTACATCCGTCCCGTGTGATCCGCTTCAACGGCAGAACGGTAAACAATCGTCGGGTAGGGACTGACGGCTGGGGCGATAGCATCTGGATGCATCTGAGTGATGCTGTTGCTGCAGCTGATAGCGCTGCATCAGTGATCGATGCTCTGTTGCAGGAAGCCAAGATTGATGTTGTCCGCATCAAGAACATGGTCAGTCAGATGGCCAATGGCGATGCTGAAGCGTCTTACATCCGCCGCTGGCAGATGGTCGCGGTACTTAAGGGCATCTCCAATGTGCTGATGCTCGACGGTGACGACGAATGGGATCAGAAGCAGATCACATGGGCTGGCCTGCCAGATGTCACAAACACGCTATTGAACATTCTGGCCGGTGCCTCGGATATCCCGCTTACGCGTCTCACAGGCAAGCAGGAGAGCGGCCTTAGCGGCAAGGATGAGGGATCACTCCGGAACTATTACGACAGCGTGAAGGCCAATCAGGAGCTCAAGATTGCTCCATCGCTGGCCCCGCTGGATGACATGCTCGTCCGGTCTGCACTTGGTCGCACTGATGCTGGTATCTGGTCACAGTGGGTTCCGTTGTTCCAGCTATCCGAATCCGAAAAGGCAGAGATCGACAAGAAGGAAGCCGAAACCGTCGACATCTATGCTCGCACCGGTCTTATCCCTTCTGACGCGCTCGCTAAGACTGCACAGAACCGCATGATTGAAAGCGGACGCTGGCCGGGGATGGATGAAGCTCTAGAAGAGAGTAAAGTTGATCCCGATCTTACTCTAGGCGATCCGGATGAGACAGAGACTGGCGAGGAAGCAGAAACGACACGTCAGATAGCTGCCGATGCTGCCCCGCGTACGCTTTATGTTCGTCGTGATGTATTGAACGCCGACGAGATTGAAAAGTGGGCCAAGGCACAAGGCTTTGCGACAGTTCAGTCTGGCTTGCATGTCACCATCATTCACACCCGCACACCGCTTGACTGGATCAAGGTCGGGCAGGCTGGGGAATGGTCATCGGAGGGTGATGGCAAGATGACTATCGCACCGGGCGGCCCAAGGCTGATGGAACGCTTCGGAGACGCTATCGTGTTGCAGTTCGCATCTTCCCGTCTCACTTGGCGTCACGAGGATATCAAGCGCCTTGGTGCTGAGACGGATTACCCCGATTATCAGCCCCATGTGACCATCACCTGGAGCGCGCCTGACATCGATCTGGAAGCCATCGAACCATACACAGGCAAGATTGAGCTGGGCCCGGAAATATTCGGTGTCGTGAAAGACAACTGGAAAGAAGGGATCACAGAGGATGGCAGTAATTGACCTCGCTGCCATTGCTCGAGCTAACGGGCTGAACCGTCGCAAGGTCCTGCTGAATGTCATCGAACTGCCAGCAGGTATCGAGCGTGACCTTCTTTCGATCTACATGGAGAGTGTGAAGGCGTGGGCTGCGTTTATCAGAGAGCGCTTGCTTCCTGAGTATTCGCAGCCTGCGCCATTGGTTCAGGATAAAGAGCCAGATCTGAACACTCTTCAATGGCTGATTGATCAAGCTGAGAATGACATCAACAACCGGGTGATCGGTCAAACTGATCGTTTGGGGCGATGGGTATCCCGCACCGGTGAATGGCACGGCAACAGAACGATATCGGCGGCCAAGTCAGCCACGGGTGTTGATATCGCTCCATTCATCAGATTAGGCGACATCAGGCAACTCCTTGATCAGTCCATTGCGGACAATGTCAGTCTTATCAGAGGCATGAATGCCGACACTAAGAGACGGGTTCAACAGGTAATCTTCGACGGGTTCGCCCGTAGAAGAAACAAGCGAGACATCACCAAGGAGTTAGCCAAGGTGATGGGGATCACGCAGCGCCGGGCAAGGTTCATTGCAACGGATCAGGCTCACAAGCTTCAATCTCTGCTCACTCAATACCGCAATCAGCAGTTGGGCATCGATAAGTACATCTGGAAGACGCGCCTTGATGAACGCGTCAGACATATGCATCGGCTGCGTGAGGGTAAAACGTTTCGTTGGGATAAGCCGCCGAGTGATGGCCATCCCGGTTATCCGATCATGTGCAGGTGTAGTGCTCAAGCTGTGCTGTGGGATGAGGAGGACGATTAATGGCGTCAATCAAGGGCATCAACGTCCACAGGAACCGCCTGCGCCGTATGAAATCGAAATACATGCAGGATGCCGTCATCAAAGCGATGTACGACGCCGGGGAGCTTGTCAGGCAGGAAGCACAGAACAGTATCCGTGAGGGCGCTATATCGGGCAACGGTCATGTTCCTTCACTCCCCGGTCAGCCGCCTAACGCTGACACTCACAACCTCGATCTGTCGATAGATGTTCGGGTGAGCAAGACACGCAAGTCAGTCGAGGTAATCTCACGGGCCGAGTATTCAGCAGCGCTTGAGTTTGGCACGTCTGAGATTGTCGAGCGCCCATTCATGCGGCCTGCCTTGCAGAAGCACCGAAATCGCGCTGTGAGAGGCGCTGCTGAAGCCGTGAGCAAGACAATCCGTGTCTACAAGGACAGCACGGCCAGCATTGAAGGTGCGAGAGACTTTATCTCTGGCGACGATATCGAGCCAATCCGTAAGGCTGGCTAACCACTCCGGATAACAGTCGCGCCGAAGCTTTTGCACATGTCTATCAAAGACAGGTCGTTGCACTCGACAGTTATTAATTCAACGCCGTTGAACGGTGCTGGCCAAACTCGGATTTCATCTGAAACCAAGTAGGCTAGGAGCTCGACCTTCTCGCGATGTTCAGAGAGAGTTCTGAAAGCGTACTGATACAAAGCCACCTCGATCTAGAGGATTAATCATGAAATTCGTAGATGCTGCACCGATCTCGGGAACGAGACGGACCGGAGACGGCTATCTAGTTACCACGGCCCGAAGTGTTCGGACAGGCATCCAGTTATATGCCGGTCAGGAAGTCGGCAGGCCTGATCTGGCTGTTGTCCGTGTCTACCGTGACGCTGCCGAGGTTTTCGCACCTGACAGCCTGCAATCCTTCAGCCATGCACCGGTAACGATCAATCATCCTGACGAAGCAGTTACAGCCGACAACTGGAAAGAACTGTCTGCCGGTGAAGTCTCCACAGCTGCCAAGCAGGACGGTGAATGGATCATGTTGCCACTCATCCTGAAGGATAAGAAGGCAATTGTCGAAGCAGAGCAGGGAAAGCGTGAGCTTTCAGCCGGATACACCTGCAATCTGGACTGGACAGCTGGAACCACAGCGGACGGTCAGGCTTACGACGCCCAGCAGCGCGACATCAAAATCAATCACTTGGCCCTCGTGGATAGAGCGAGAGCCGGTTCACAAGCTCGCATCGGTGACGGTGCGTCGTGGGGCATAAGCCCTTTTTCATCCCAGACAGCAGACGAAAGGAAAAGCCCCATGGCTGATACTCTGCGCAAAGTGCTGGTTGACGGCTTGCAGGTCGAAACGACCGACGCTGGCGCAACCGCCATTGAAAAGCTGACCAAGGACAAAGCGACCCTGGCCGATAAGCTCTCCGAAGCCGAGAAGAAGGCTAAGGAAGCCGAAGAAGAGAACGAAAAGAAGCTTGCCAAGAAGGACGCCGAGATTGACGCCCTCAAGGGCAAGGTTCTCGACGGTGCAGCGCTCGATGCTGCTGTGCAGGCCCGTGGCGATCTTGTGGTTAAGGCCAAGGCTATCGCGCCAGAAGTTAAGACTGACGGTCTGTCCGACGCTGCTATCCGCAAGGCTGTTGTTGTCGCCAAGCTGGGCGATGGCATGGCCGACAAGGGCGAAGCTTATATCGATGCTCGCTTCGACATTCTCGCAGAGGATGCAGCAGGCACCGAACAGCTGCGTGGCGCGATCACTCACATCAAACCGGTCGGTGACGCTGCCAAGGTCACGAACGATGCTTATTCCAAGAGCGTCAACGACCTCAATTCATGGCGCAACCAGTAAGGAGGGCCGAGAACATGGCACTTACTTTCAAGGAAAATCTCGCCGCCTTTGCTGTTGGCCGTCGCGTCAACATGGAAGAGTGGAACGCTATCACGCGTACACTCGAAGGCACTACGGCGCTCGGCTTTGGCGTTCCGGCTGTTGCAGGTACAGGCGCACACAGCTGTGTTCCTCTCACTGCCGCAGATCAGAACGTCCTCGGCATCACTGAGGCCAGTGTGGTTCTGCCACGCCCCGGCGATCAGTACGCTCAGTATGACAACGTAGCGATCTGCGAAAGCGGCGTTATCGGCGTCCTGCTTGGCGCAAACGTCACCAAGGGTGCTCAGGCTCGCTTCAATACTGCAAACGGCACTTGGACCGGTGCGGCTGCTTCGGCAACCGTTCTGACCATCCCCGGCGCGCAGTTTGAAGAGGCTGGCACTTCCGGGGCAGTCGGCGCAGTGCGCTACCGCCGTCCGATCCCATCTCTCGCAACTGGAGCTTAAACGATGAACCAGCTCGTTAATGACGCACAGGCGCTGGCCTTCGTTCAGGGTCAGGCTTACAAAGTCAATCAGACCATTTATGAGACACGCTATCCCGATTGGGACTTTGGCCGTCTGGTCTTTGTTGACACGTCTGGTCCTGCATGGGCGCCGGGCATCCTCACTTACACGTCTGACCTGTCGGGCCGTGCGAACTGGCAGTCTGGTTATGCCAAGGATATTCCTCTGGCTGATGTCTCTCAGGACATGCAGACCAAGAATTTCCATCTGGCTGCTATCGGCTATCAGTACAACATCGAAGAAGTAAACACGGCTATTCAGATCGGCGGCAGCCTTTCGGATCGTCGTGCTCGTGCTGCTCGATTGGCGTACACCAAGTTCATGTACGATCTGACGCTTAAGGGATCTGCTGAAAAGGGTCTTGGCGGTCTGATCAACTATCCTGGTGTTCCGGTTGTCGCCATCCCTGCGGATGGTACCGGTGGTGTCACCTACTGGGTAAACGATGCCGGCGTTGGCACAAAGACACCGGCCCAGATTGTTCGTGATATCAATCTGCTGCTTCAGGGCATCAGTCTGGCAACCTTTGAAGCGGAAATGGCAGACACTGTCCTTCTGCCTGTCGAAGCCTTCAACTACATCGCTGCCACTCCGTATGCCGCTACAACGATGGAAACTATCCTGTCGTTCATCCAGCGTACGAACATCTACACGATGCAGACAGGTCGCCCTCTGACTATCCGGACTGTCCGTGAGCTTGGTACTGTTGGTGTTGAACCTGCGGCCGGCACTGGTCGTATCGTCGCCTACAAGAACGATCAGGAATATGTGAAGCTGCACCTTCCGATGCCTCACCAGTTCCTGCCTGTTTATCAGGATGGTCCTCTGAATTGGGCTGTTCCGGGCATCTTCCGTACTGGTGGCGTTGAGCTGCTTACCACGGCAGCTTTCCGCTACGGTGACGGCATCAGCCAGCCACCAGCAGCTTAATCTGATTGGGCCGGGGTACTTCCTCGGCCCTTTCTCTTGGAGAGGAAGGCGAAATGATCACTATTAAGAACCGGACAAATAGTCCATACGATTTGCCGACTACAGCGGGGTTTGCTCGTCTTCCTGCTTTCGGTGAGGTTTCACGCCCTACGGCAGGTGAGCCGGGGGAGTTTGAACCGTCATATCTTGATATTCTCGAAGCCAGCATGGTTGTCGAAGTCATTCGCGATGCGACACCATCTGCTGAACTTGTCGGCAATTGGCAGAACGGCAAGCCTGTGACGGCAAAGAAGGAAAAGGCGGCCAAAGAGGTTGATCCGGAACTTGCCAAGCTTCGTCAGGACTACAAGGAACTGACTGGCAAGAAGTTCTTCCACAAGTGGGATGTCGCTGAACTGCAGAAGCGGATTGACGCTGCACTGGCAGGTTGATCATGGCTTATGCTGACCTCACACCCGTTCGTTTCAAACAGATGAAGCCACAATTCGCTGATGTGGATGATGCCGTAGTTCAGGGTTACATCGATATGGCATCGGTCTTTATCGATCAGTCATGGCCCGAAAAGCTCTATGAGCATGGCTGGATTGCCTACACATGTCACCTCATGACCATGGATGGCCGAGGATCAGATGCAGAGAGCCGCTCAGAGGCTTCGGGACGTGCACAGTATCAATCCATCAAGTCAGGTGAATTGACGCTCACACGCTTCCAGAAGGCCGCAGGCGATATGAATTATGGCGACTGGTTATCCCAGACCAAGTGCGGCGCTTACTTCTTCCAGCTTCTCAAGATGGTCAAGGGCGGTCCGCGTGTCGCTATCGGCGCAATCGGCGGCTGTGCTTCCGGCTATGCGAAAGATTGGCAGGGTCCGGCTTATGGCTGGCCCGGTGTCTTCGGAGGTTTGTAATGGCTGGCCTTCTCGACACTGACGACATCCAGCAGCTGTTCGGCGATGTGTTCTCGGACATTTACGGGGATGGCCAGTTAATCACTGTTACGATGGTGCGCGGCCCCGGTGGCGTTCAAATTCCGCAGGAAACCCCAGTTCCTTGCAAGGTGCAGGTTGATCGTTGTGATGAGGCAATGCGCCAGTCAGCTGGATATACCACTGAGGACGTTAAGCTGCTGGTATTGCAGGCCGGTATCGCGGTTGTGCCAGACAGTGACAGCATTGTCGTGGCGCGTGGACAGAGATGGAAAGCCAAAAGCGTTCGATCAGATCCTGCCAATTCGTATTGGTTTATCCACGGCACCAAGGACAACTCTGCGGAGGAAGACGATGGCGAAGAAGATTAAAGAGGTTGCCACGCAGCCCTCCAGCCGGTGGTTTCAGGTGACGGGCGAACGGTTTGATTGGAAGCCTAAGCCCAACGTTATGATCACATTTCCCCATGGATCGATTGGTTATCGTCCTTTAGCCTGCATCGAAGCCGGTCTTTCACTTGGCCTGATCAATGTCATTGAAAAGCCAGACGGTTACTCGGTCGATAAGGCCGGGAATGTGGTGCGCGATGGCAGTTGATCTTTCCAGACCTCTTAAGGCTGCGATTGTTGACCACCTCTTTGCCGACGCTCGTTTGACATCTCTCGTGCCTGCTGATCGCATCTATGCGATGTCACCTCCAGCAAGCCCAAAGTGGCCATTTGTTAGGTACGGCAGCCCGATAGCTTCGCCATACGAAGCCACATGCTGGAATGGCGCAACCGTAACAGTCACACTCCATGCGTTCGCGGAAACGAAAAAAGCCACGTCAACAGGCCCATTCTATGCGGGTGAGGATAGGGCGCTCGATATAGCCGCCGCGATAGTGAAAGCCATGGAGAAATTCGATCCTGACGGCCTAGACATTATCGAGTGCGAATGGACAGGCACACAGTGCGTAAAAGATAACGACGAAGCCGATCAATGGCATTCGTGGTGTCAGTTTTCGATAACGGTCATTCAGCCCCAATAAGCATTAATCATTCAACCAGCCATGACGCCGCGCCGACTAGGTGACGGCGCGTTTTGTTATGGAAAGGAAAACCCATGGCACGAGAAAAGTATTCCGTTAAATTTGGTCAGCAGCAGCTCCTCATCGGTCCTGTCGTCAACGACAACGACAGTGTTCCGCCAGCAGGTTCGATCTTTTCCGCTCCTTGTGGCATCACAGGTCTGACCCGTGCGGTGACTACCAACACAAATGATGTCGCTCTGCCGCCTTGCGATGATCCTGAGGCCGTGATCTGGCTGGGCATCGACGCCGTTTCCAAGCGCATGACACTCACCTTCACCGGAACGCTTGCTGATGTGGCTCTCCCTGTCTGGGACGATTATTCGATGAACGGCGATATGCGCTGGGTTCGTTGGTATCGCAATATCGGCGCTCCTAATCAGGGATATTGGGAAGGCCCGGCTTTGCTCACCGAGTATTCCGAAGAGAGCTCGGATCGTGGCCGCTATACGAACTCCGGCACAGTCATTTTCGATGGCCAGCCCGATTGGGTATCTATCCCGCCAGCGCCTAGCGTTACTTCTGGCGTTGCCATCCCGACAACGGCGCCCGTTCAGTCTGCTGCATTTGCTGCCACGCCTGGAACATATACCGGCACACCGTCGCTCGTTTACCAGTGGTTTGCGAATAACGTTGCAATCGCTGGTGCCACTACAGCCAGCTACACCCCGGCTGCAGGTGATGTAGATAAACGCCTGCATGTGGTTGAAACAGCAACAAATGCTTCCGGCTCCATCAATACGAAGTCGGACCAGTCTCTGCCAGTTATAGCGGCTTGAGGTGATTGATGAGCAGCCCAAACTTAAAGGCTGAGGTTATTCTGACGTGGGGTGACGGGGACTACCTGTTCGCCCTGCGTGGGAAAGAAATCGAAGAGCTGGAACATCAGTGCGGCAAAGTCGGTGTAGGCGCTATTTATCAGCGTGTCGTGATGGGCGTCTGGTTTTGGGGTGATCTTTACCACATCATCAGGCTGGGCTTAATCGGAGGAGGTACAGGCGCGGTCGAAGCAAAGCGACTTGTTGATATGTATGTCGGCAAAGAAAAAGCGTCTATTCCATTGGTGACCGGTCCTAACAGCCCCGAAACCGTTGCTCAAGCAATTCTCAATGCTGCGTTTCACGGCGTCGGAGAGATTAACTCGGGGGAGCCGAAAGCCGGGGAAGCCCCGGCGACCGCATAGAGTTCGGCTCATATCGAGCGGCTTTCGTCCGCGCAGGTGTCGATCCAAGAGCGATTGACACTATGAGCATGTACGAGATCGTGAGCATGAATGTTGCTCTTCAGAAAATGGATAAGAAGCAAATGCCTCAAGTCACTGACGAAGACTGGGCAGAAGCTGAAGCTATGCTTGCTTCCGTGACGATAAACGATCCATCGGTCCAAATTGGATAGAGTACAGATAACTCTAAACGCGGACTAATGAATCCATTCTATAGTATCGCAGTTGCGAACCACGATTTTCGTCAATTGGGCCTCATCGTTCTTGTTGGGCCGCGTACTATAAAACGGACCGCAGAACGATCGAACTTTTTTCGTTTCATATGATCCCGCTGGCGCGAACTTATGAAGTCGTTTCGTTGCGCCATCTTCGATTGCCTTGGTCTGATGCTTCTCACTGCCTTGCGCGGCAGAAGCCAAGTATATGCCAGCCGCTGTTATCGCAGCGCCAGCCGTAGCCATCGAGAATTTTAACCAGTTACCCAAGTGAGCCCCCTATGGCCCTAACTGCTGATCAAGTTGTCGTTGAGCTCAAAGCTGAAGTCAACGCTTACATGCAAAATGTGGGCAGAGCTCAAACTGACTTCTCTCAGAAGATAGGAAAAATGAGCGAAGATGCGGTTAAGGCCGGTAATGCATCTGCCGTCGCATTCAACAGCGCAACAGGAGCTTTCGAGAAGGCCGCGCCAGCAATCAAGAAGACCGGCGAACAGTCAAAAATGGCGCAGCAGCAAATGCGCAATCTCGCATTTCAGTTCCAGGATATCGGAACAATGCTTGCGGCAGGCCAATCACCGTTCATGCTGCTCGCACAGCAGTTGCCACAGGTGACAATGTATGGCGGGCAGATGACTGGTGTCATGGGCGCGCTTAAACAGACGGTTTCAAGTCTGATTAGTCCTCTCGGTATCGCGACAACGGCGTTCGTCGTTCTTGGATCGGCAGCCATCAGCTATTTTGATACTTGGTTCCAAGATGCGCCCGATATGGAGGAAATTCTAAAAAAGCATAAGTCAAACATTGATGCTTTGGGTCCTTCATACAAGCAAGCAATTGAAGACGCTAAGAAATATATCGAGCAAAATCAGGAAGTGGCGAAAGCCCTGTCGGAAGCTATCTTTGCCGACGCTAAAAAGACAGCGACTCAAGACGCCAAGGACTTGGTAAGCGAAGTCGGTAAGGCCATTGCATCTGCGTTAAGTGGCGCAGGTATAATGACATTCGATGGCGCTGGCGCTTTCCAGCCGCTTGTAGAAGCCTTTGAGAGGTTCAAGGCCTCGGTTGAGGCGGGAACGCCTGACATTGCTCGGCTTAGGGAGGAGATTGTTAAGGCTGGCAATTCGGATGCCTCAATCAAAAAGCTGTCTCTCTCTCTTTTGCAGCTAACAAACGATGCGAACGGTACTGCTAATATCGTTTCGGGAATTGAAAAGGCGCTTGATCCTGTTGCTCTTGCCGTAGATCGTTTTTCGCAAGCGGTGGACAATGTCAAATCTGACGAGGCCAGAAAGGAGCTTTCAGCGTTTGAGGATAGGCTGGCAACCGGTAAAGTCTCGATTGAGGAAGTCGAGCAAGCGATAAACAGTCTGTCCGGGCGTTATCCCGATCTTTCATCGGCACGTCAGGAACTACTTACGCTCGCGGCGGCAGCCATTCAGGCAAGAGATAGCATAAGCCGTGTTGTCACCACACCAAAAGGCGATGCTCTTCCGGGTCCAGGTCAGGACAAACGCTCAAAAGAACAGTCCGAATACCTCAGTGACCAACTCTCGCTGTGGCGAAGGATGAATCCAGAAGCTTTCAAGCTGGAAAAGACCCTTGAGCGGCAGAACAAACAGCTCGATAAGCAGGATAAGAAGAAGAGTAAAAAGGATAAAACGGATTCGTGGGATCGTTACAATCAGCGTCTTCAAGACAATATCGACCTTGCAGAAACTGAGTACACCGTCCAGCTGAAGCTGAACCCACTCGTTGAAGATTATGGGTATGCCCTCGAATACAATCGAGTTTATCAGGAAGGCTTGAACGCAGCTCGGAAAGCTGGCCGCACGCTAGATGCTGAAGAGTTGAAAGCACTTAGTGAAAAAGCTGCCTACCTCGCGATGGTGAAGGCTGGAACCGATCAAGTGCAGGAAGCTCAAGATCAGGCAAGGCAGGCTGCAGACTTCTTTAAAGACAGCATGTTTGATGCTTTCCAGTCGCTTGTACCTGCAATCGAAACCGGTAACAAAGCACTGGATCGCTTTCTGAATACGCTCATCGACACCGTCCTGCAGGCTGCGCTTCTGGGCAAAGGGCCTTTGGCGGGAATATTTGGTTCAGGTGGGGGAAGCGGCGGTCTATTCGGGTCACTGTTGGGTGGTCTGTTCCGAGAAAATGGCGGGCCAGTTAAAAAGGGCCAACCATACATCGTGGGAGAGAAGCGCCCCGAAGTATTTGTTCCTGATCAGAATGGCACCATCTTGCCAAGAGTTCCTTCCGTGTCAGCGCCAACGTCGCCTGTGACATCAGCGATAACGGGAGCCGCTGGTACAGCAAAAGCTCATGTGACAGTTGGCGTTAGCGTAGATACCGACGGCAACCTTCGAGCTTTTGTGAAGGACATTGCCCAAAGAGAATCTGTTTCCACCAGTCGCGCTGCAATAGCGGCTTATGATAAAGGCGGGGCAGTCCGCACAGCCCGTGATCTTCGTCAGGTTAGTTCGAGAGGAATGGCAAAGTAATGGCTGAACTTCTCCCATCTGGTCTTCGTTATGAAGCGACTTTCCCTGTGCTCAATCGCTCGGTCTCCATGTCAAAATATGGCGATCGGGCGATATCATTTATCGAGAACGGTGATCCATTTTGGACGTGGACAGCGAAGGTAGTAAGCCTCACGAATGCTGACCGAAATCGGCTAGAGGCATTTATTGATCGCTGCCGGGGTGGACAGGTGACAGTCCATTACACGCCCAAGCACGTTTGCATTCCGCAGGCTTATTGGGGCGATCCTAACAATCCAACAATCATTGGCAATCCGACACTCACAGCCATCAACGGTAATATAATTACCATCGGCACTGTGCTTGTCGGACTAAAGCTGAAAGCGGGTGATCTGATCGGGCTGTCGAATGGCGACTATAACCTGATCGTCCGAGTGGCTGCCGATGTGACTGCAGCCACAACAAACTTGCAGGTTCGGATTGAGCCCTTTCTGCCTTCGTACATCACGACAGGCTCAGTGGTCCGATTGAAAAACCCGGTTATGAACATGCGTCTAATGCCGGGCAGTTGGAGTATTGGGGAGGGTAAATTCCCGGAAGCTACTTTCCAGCTCGTGGAGGTTCCAAAATGACAGAGCCGTTGCACGAAGCAACTCGGACGTGGATGAAGGACGGAGTGACTGTTCTTGACAGTGACGAGACCTACATCGCGTGCTCGGACACTGATGATTACCATGCTGAAAACACTCAGCGTCATACCGAAGTCCAGAGAATACGCGACGGTGAAGTTATCGCCCGGTTGTGGTGGGTCTGTTAGACAAGAGGCTCAGGATATTCCTTTGCCGCTCCCAGTGCTTTGAGCACCGCAGCGCGGCCATTGAAGTCGATATCATTGGGCGGCATCTTGTCGAAAGCGCTCAGCATAATCTCTTGTACATTGTTGGCTCGGAAGATCGCTTCGATCATTTGATCGACATATTCGGCCCCTCGATCTTTCGTGATCACCCTTAGGGCCTCTGACAGAGCAAACCTCAGATAGAGATGTTCAGCTTTTAACTTGTCGCTCATGCTTCCTCCCGGGGAACTCCTGCAAGATGATTAAAACTTCCAAGTTTGGAGAACACAATGGAAAAGAACAAAAAGGCGGCTCTTGAGACGCCTCAAAATATGGTTATTAGATCCAAAACGCTCGGCGATTACCCGTCACTGATCAAGATGACTTGCCGCGCTGGATTGCAGCCCTCGTCCGATCTATAGCGCGATCAATTGCCTGAAGAGATGCTTCAGTCGCCCTTTTGCCGTTAAAATCGGGGTTTCCTTCAGTGGTTGATTTCGCCGCATCAATTTTTGCTGCGTTGCGTATTTTTTCGAAGAGTTCTTCGTGTCCGAGATTGTGAAGTTCGCAAAGCGCACCGTGTAGAGCGATAGCAAGCCCTACGCAGGCTCCGGTTGCTAGATAGATATCAGCTGTTCCTTCAAGAATTGGTTGATCAGCAACTTCGTCAAGTTTGCTCATATACGCCTCCCGTTGTTGACCCAGCCATATGAGCGAAGATGTCTGTCCTTGGCGACTCATACTTAAGTAGGAGGCTTCATGGCCTTTCCATCACGTCTGCAACAACTTCTAAACGAGGGCAGGGGCAAGATTGCCTCTGCCGTCAAGTTCGAGTTTGGCACCGGAACGTATGGCTTCTTCGCAGGCAAGGGCAGTATAGATTATGGCGGTTTGACCTATCACGGCAATACGCTGATCGATATTGACGAGCCCGTATATGCGCTGGGAACAGCTGCGCAGCCGATCACAATGAAACTTCCCGCAAAAGCTGACTTCGGCTTAACGCCGGACAAGCTCGGCTTGATCGAACAGGAAGATTATAAAAACCGTCCTGTTACATTCTACGACTTCTACTTCGATCCCGACAACAACGCCTTTCTTCACGCTGAAGCGACATTCTACGGTTATGTGGATGTCATTGATCATCGCGAGGAAGGCGACGAAGTGTGGCTGGAAGGGCATATTGAAACTGGCGCAGTCGATAACTTCCGTGAAGGTTATCGATATGCATCGCATGAGGATCAGCAGCTCGTTGCACCGGGCGACATGTTCTTCGAATATGCAGCAAGGATCAAAAATGAATACTTCAAAATCAAGTTTGGCTAGAGTGCCTGGTTGGGACCGAGCGGTTGAAGATCTTGCCTCTCAGCATGTGAACATTTTGCCAGAGTGGGGAACTTCAGATTGCCTGATGTGTGCTGCTGATGCGATCAAGGCAGTTACTGGCATCGATCCACTCTCAAAGTTTCGCGGTAAGTATCAGACTGAGGCCGGGGCAGCGCGAAAGATGCGCCAGAACGGCTGCAAGAACGTCAAAGATGTGTTTGAGACCTATCTTGGCCTTGAGCCTGTCAATCGCCTCTCTGCGCGCCGTGGTGACGTTGGCGCCATGAAACTTAACGGTGAGTATGTCGCCGGTTTCATTTGCAGCTCTGGCTTCGCAGTCAAACAGCCACACGGGCTGGCATTCTTTCCGGTTACGGAAATCGAGCAAGCCTACACCGTGGGCGAATAACAGCACCGACAATTTGCAATGACCAAGGCTCGTACCAGTGGCGGGCCAGCTTTGTTGCATTCATTTGCAAGGTTTATCTCATGCCATTTCTTGCGCCTGTCGCTGCTTGGATCGGCGGAATTGTCTCGAGCGTGGCAGCTTGGGCTGCGGCTAGTCCAATTCTTGCCGGTATCGCACAAACAGCTTTCGGCATTGCGCTGAAATATGCGGTCAACGCCCTTTTCCCGCCAAAGACGCAAAGCCGTGCATCCGAGTTGGAAACGCAATATGGCGCAAACATTCCGCGCTCGGTCATTCTCGGTACCTGCGGCATCGAAGGGCATCATATCTACCGGAATAGCTATGGTTCTGGTGGCCGGCTTATTCAGGACGTATTTGCTCTTGCGAGCTTTCGCATCACTGCCGTTCCGCGTGTTCGATACAACGGCGCATGGCGCGTGCTTGCAGAACAAGATGCTGATGGTTATTGGCTGGTTCCGAACGAAGGTACGAGTGGCGATGACCATGACAACGTACGCGTCAAATTCTACTACGGCACTATGGATCAGCAGGCCGATGCGACACTGATTAATCGTGCGCGTCCCGCTGGCCGTTGGACCGCAAACCATCGTGGCGCAGGCGTTGCTTATGCGATTGTTTTCTCAGAACTGCGAAAGAACGGCGATGGCCTCACTTCTCCGGCAAAGTTGCTGTTCGAAGTCGTCGGCGCTCCTCTTTATGATTGGCGTAAAGACAGCACGATGGGCGGTTTTGGTCCTCATCGCTGGGATAATCAGAACACTTGGGAATACAGCGATAATCCCGCGGTTCAAATTTACAACCTCGAACGCGGCTTCTTCAACGGTTCTCAGCGCATGGTTGGCAAAGCCGTTCGCGCAAGCCGACTACCTTTGGCAGAATATACACAAGCTGCAAACATCTGCGACGAAGTGATGTCCGACAACACGAAACGTTATCGGTCAAACGCAATCGCAAAAGACGGTCCCGGCGCCAACCACGATGCAAACCTCACTCCAATTCTTGAAGCGATGTGCGGTTCTTGGGTAGAGCGTGTGGATGGTGAGTTTCCGATTGCTGGCGCGCCACAGGCTATTGTGGCGACCATTACGGACAATGATGTCAAGAAAGGCGCACCGCTCCGCATGAGCGTAAAGCGGAAGCGGACTGAACTGATTAACACCGTCGCTGCGTCTTATATCTCAGCAGAAGATTTCTATGAGACGAAAGACGCCGCAACTCGCATCGACACAGGCGCTTTAGCAGAAGACCGCGAGACGCTTGCCAGTGCTATCCCGTATGGTGCTGTAACCGATCCTAAGCAGGTTGATCGTCTCGCAGATATTGCCATTCGGGGCGCTCGCTATCAGGCATCTGCCGAAATCACCGTTCATCCGAAGTTTCTTGATATGATCAAGGAAGGGCGGTGGCTTCGTTGGAACAGCGCGAAGTATGGCGACAGGACGTTTCAGGTTCTCACGCGCCAGCTCGGCGGCATTAATACGGATGGTGCGCGTGATATCTCAATCGCGTTGCAGCAGATCAGCAACGGCGTATTTGATCCAACTGCGTATGAAACCAACCCTCCGAATATCGTAGTCGTTCCCCCGCCTCAGTATCTTGCTGAGGTACAAAATTTCGATGTTCTGCCGATTATCGTTAAGGCGGATGGAGGCGGGGAGCTTCCGGGCGCACGCCTTCTCTGGGATCCGATTGACGATATTTCAGTTGTTGGCGTCGATATTGAATATTGGCCTGCCAACGACCCGACACAGGTATTTAAGCGGTTTGTTACTTGGGATGTCACAAACGTTATCCTAGTGGAAGGGCTGACATCGCTCACGGACTGGTTTGTTCGAACCCGACTTCGTGTTGATAATGGGCGCTCCGTGGCTTGGTCTGCGGCAAAACCATTTCGCACACTCAATGCGAATAACGGTAATCCCATCGATTATGATGGACTGGCGGATAATCTGAAAGGCTATCTGGGCTGGATTGGTCCGCAGATGCGCGAAATCATCCGTCAGGCTGAGGAACTCGCAACAACAACGTCGGACAACCACAACGCAAACTATGCAGATATCCAACGTTTAAGTCGTCAGCTTACCAGCACGTTCAGCAATGCGCAGGCGAGCTGGCAAGAAGACATCCTTGTCGCAACTGGTCCAAACAGTGCAATTGGTCAGCAGCTTATCCGCATCAACGCGCAGCTCTGGGATAATACCGGCGCCAGCATCGTCCAGCTTCTTCAGGCCAGAGTTGATGGCGTTGAAGATGAGGTTGAAGCTCAAGCAACGGCAATCACCAGCCTGACGACTGTTGTTAACAATGTCAGCGCAAACGCGACATTCAGAATGGCAAGCTCGGTTGCGCCGTCTGGCTGGAATTCTCGTATCGGTATGCAGGTCGAAGGCGGGACGGTTGGTGACTGGAAGAGCGCCGGGCTGTTTCTGGACGTCAACAGTACACAGGCCCGTATAGCGTTGATGGCCGCGCAGATTGTTTTCACAAACGGCACGGAGTTTTTTCACCCGTTCGTCATTCAGAACAACGTCATGTATGGCGAAGGCTTCGTCATGGACTGGGCGAAGATCGTGAATGTATCGATCGAGTGGGCGCAAATTCAGAATGCCGTGATCGACAATCTGATTGTGGGAACAAGCAACCTCGACTTCAACGCCGTGACGGGAACGACTGACACATCGTACAATATCAATACGTCAGTCAATGACGTTACCTTGAGCTCATTCGTGATCAACAGTCCGCAGGGCAACACGATTTTGCTGGATTGGTACGTCAATGCGACGCTTACTATCGTCGGTGGTTCAACCCAGTCAACGACCACGATATCGCTTATCAACACCACTACAGGGGCTGTCATTCGACAGTTCAGCTATGGTCTCACCACCGGACAAAGCACAGCGGTTTCGATCAACACGGCAGCTATTGATAGCAGCGCGGTTCGTGGGAACAATACCTATCAGGTCAGAAAGACCAACAACCAGACCGGAACGAACTTAAGCGGTTCAGGAAATCTGAAATCGCTCGTCTGGAAACGCTGAACGTCTCAATCAAACAATCTGACTAAACCAGACCGTGCTTTTGCATGGGGAGGCAAATCTATGGCCGTTTTACCTGATTACGTGTCGGGAACGATTACCGTCACACAAGGTGACGTCAATTTTACCGGCACCAATACGCTTTGGCGAACGATGGGCTTTCGTGAGGGTGATACTGTGCAATTGCAGGGTTTCACAGCGATCATCAAGGGAACAAGCGAATTCGGCAATCCTATCGAAAGCAATGTCGCAGGTCAGTTTGTTGAACCGTGGCCGGGGCAGAGCGGAACATTCGCGTACCGCATGCGCTTTCTTCCAGATGGTGCGAGGTTTGCAGGCAAGTCTACAAACCTTATTGAGCTACTTGGTAACGGTGTCCTGGCAAATCTTGCTGAACTTGGCGTGGAGGATGGCAAGACACCAGTTGGCAATGCAGCTGGGCAGTATGAGCTGAAGCCGACATCAGGCTTCGGCATCCAAGACCCAAACGGCAGCCTTGGGAAGCTTGCCGCCTTAACGCTGGAGGAGAACAAAGTTGTCACTACAGACGGTAGCGGCAACGTTCAACAGATTGACCTTGGCACACTTGGCCGGGCACTATTGGCTTTGGCTAATGGGGCAAGTGCTCAGTACGTCAGGGGCGACGGCACATTACAGACGCTGAACTCTGCAGCGGTTGGTCTGGGTAATGTCAATAATACGTCAGATGCTAATAAGCCAATAAGTACGGCGACACAGACGGCGTTAAATGCGAAAGCCAATCTTTCCGGTGCTACGATCACGGGGACATATGCTTTTCAGGTGCCGTTCAGCGTTCAGACTAATAACTTGGCCGCAGCTACCCTGATCGGCTTCAGGGATGCGAATTCAACCAATCGTTGGTCTGCAGTATTAGGTGCGCAGAACAATACTGCACCTTTGATTTTCGTTTCTTTCGACTTCAACGGCAATTATGTGCGTGATGCGCTGACAATTGCGCAGAATGGAAATGTCTCAATTCCCGGAGCACTTACAGCCGGTAGCAAGTCGTTTGAAATCGATCATCCTCTTGATCCTTTCAATAAGGATCTCATTTTTATGTCAACGGAAGCGCCGAAGGCTGGAGTTGAATTCTGGGGAACCGTTCGTCTTGTTAATGGACAAGCTGAGGTTGATATAGATGCTTCCAGCAATCTTTCGCCCGGCACATTCGTAGCGCTTACCCAGAAGGCAATCGCGCTGAAGCCTAACAATCTAGATAGTGGTGTTGATGTCCGGGCCACGCGAATTGACGATGGTAAGTTCACAGTGATCGCAAACGATGCATCCTGTCAGGACGAGGTTTCATGGCATGTGAAGGCGGAACGAGCTGACCCTTACATCAAGAGCAACGCGTTTTGCGATCCAGTGACTGGTATTTTGTTTCCTGAGCGTGAGAAGGACGAGCTATGACGAACGCTACTCATGAAGTGGTTGACAGAGAAAAAATAGGCAAAAAGGGATTTCCGCGCCATTACGCAGCACTGGGACTTGAACCGCCAATGAAAACGGTTCCTGTTGATGATGGCGAACCCGTTGCAAATCATCCGGGCCTAAATCCTGTCGATGTCTACCGTCTCGAAATTCAGGCGATGATCGATGCCAAGGCCACTGAACGGCAGTACGACAGCGGCGCGACCTTGGCCAGTTACGTCAACTCAACAATCGAGCAGTGGGCAGCCGAAGCACAAGCATTCGTTGCATGGCGCGATACTGTCTGGCTCTACGCACTTGTTGAATTGGACAAGGTGCAAAAGGCTGAGCGCGATCAGCCAAGCGTCGAAGAATTCTTGGCTGAACTGCCGGTGTTTGAATGGCCTCGGGCCCAAAGCGGATAACGTTACCGGAGAAGTTTTCGTTCTTCTTTGCAGCGCCACATCAAGGCACCCACGATAATTACAAAAACACTTACAGTTGCAATCGAAGCCCAGAATTCAGTCGGCATTTCATTCTCCAAAGGTCCTAATGAAACCTTAACGCTATTCTGTAGACTTTGATCCATAAAAAGAAAACCCCGGCAGCGTATAAGCTTAACCGGGGCTGCACACCGCTTTGGGCTGGGGGCTTGGAAACGGTGCGCGGCTTCTCCTATTCAAAATGGCTGCGAAGGTAAAGCCAAAAGAAACCGCTGGGACGAACGGCGTCGGTTTACG